TCAGAAGTTCGGCGCGGCGGGCGTTGGCTGCGTATTCCCCGCGCACGTTTTCTGGCACGCCGGCGAGCTGCGAGTCTATCTGGCTGATGTCGTCGTCGATGCGCTCCAGCAAACTCATGCCAGCTGATAATAATCATCAGGTCAACTCCGAAAGCACAACGTAGCCGGTGGATGTGCTGGTGCAGAGAAAGTTTGACGATTGACCGGGCGAGCACCCGAAATATTCGGGCAAATTGGCCGGTATGAATGCGGCAGAACTGTTTGCCGTGAAGTCAACGGTCGTGCTGTCAATGGTCGCCCAGATGCCGGCAGTCAGGTTGTGAGCAACCCGCACATGCCGCGTCTGGCTTCCGAATGCTGTCGTGCTCTGTGTGGCTGAGTTACCAGTTACTGCGGTGACGATGGACCGCGCCAGTCTGGAAGCTGGTTTTAGATTTCCGTAGTTAGACATGATTCTAATTCCTTTAAGTTAATCTATGTGTCCCGGTGCATTCTCTGCGTACAACTCCCGCATCAAGATGCGAGCGAGAAGATCGGGCGGATGGCTACCGAGTTGAGTGGATTTCGTGCCGTAATGTGTTCGCACCGTGATGATCTGATCGGTGAGGCACCACGAGCATTGCCCGAATTCGTTTTTCATGTTGCGCCAAACAACGAATTCCCGCTTGCTCATGCGATGCCGCTACGCGGGTAAACTAGCCGCCGTCTAAAGTTCTGATAAGAACGGACGGTGCTGGCGTGTCTTAATGACATCAGCGCATAACGGGTAGCGCACATCAGGTCGTCGCCCTCTTTGACAACTTTCCCGTCGCGTCTGTGGTACAAACGAAACTCCTCCCAAAAGTCATTTAGATGTTTGAACACTTTGAATTTGCCGGTCTGCATCCGGTCGAGCATGTCCATGAGACCCGCTTCGACGCTGACTGATTTCTGTCCGGTGCCCTCAACGTAATGGGCGTATTCGTGCAGGAGATTTAAGCCTTGTTCGCGGTACTGCGCAGCAAGCGCGATGCCGGCACCTTCTAATGTCTCGCGGTTGCCATCTCGCGGCCAAGCCCAGCGTAGTTCCTTGCCCCACGCTCGTAGCGCGGCGGCGTGAGTGATCGGCGTTGTCTCTTTTACCCGATAGGTGCGAGAAACATAGACAGTGTCCGTATCGCGATCCCATACCAGTTCAACTGCAGCGAATGGGTGATCCCAGCCAAAATCGAATCCCCCAATCCGAGGCCAGTGCGGGGGAAAGTCGCGATTGTCGATTGCAATGGTTTGCTCCGCGATGGGAAAGATTCGACCAGAGCCGAGGACGGGGATGCCCTTGATCCGGGCCTCAGCTTCATGCGCTGGGTACGAGGCAATGATCTTTGCTTTCTCATCTTCTTTGTAGTGCTCGACATCATCAATGGTCATGACGACTTTGTGTCGGTCTTCGCTCTTCTCATGCAGGAAGCGCTTCACGACCGTCGAAACACCTTGCAACGGAGTGAAGGTCATCCAAACCGGATTGGCCCCGACGTTGGTTCGCGTCAGTGCTTCCGTGTAGATGTCTATCGGCGGCTCTTCGTCGAGCCAAACGTAGTCGAGCGTCTCACCTTGGAATTTCTCCCGGCCGCTAGCATACGTCTTTAGTCCGATAATCGACGTGCCACCGGAGATGTGATGACCTTGATCGTGTCGAGCAGGTCGGGAGTGCCGCGAGCTGATACAAGTTCGGCAATGTCGGCCTTCGGGATTGCGCCCGTGCCTTGCTGTCCCGGTCTTCCAACCAACACCTTTTGGACAGTGTCCCGCACGACTTCGCCGGTGACGCCACACGCCCAGCCCACGGTGGGTTTATCGAAGCGCTTGCCTTGCCACCAATCCGGGTATCTGCCGGTCGCGTGCATTGCGACTTCGAAACCACCCGCAAGCGTTTTGCCGAGCTGGTTCCCCGCCATGAGTAGACGTTCGCGAAACGTTGCGCCCGCCGCATGGAATGCGGTTTGTTTTTCATATGGGCGGTAATAATTTAACTTGTTCTCCGTCTGCCGTCTCGTCTGTTCGCTCTCCAATGCGCTCAGCACGTCCGTCAAGTTGGATTCGGATGTGTTCGATGTAGGTAATGAGTTGGTCGTCACTAATGGCCTCGATTGGGTTGTGATTGATTTCCAGTTCACGAGGCATCAAGTGTGCAATGACTCGTAAGTATTCGTTGGGCTTCTCGACACGGCAAATGCGTATCGCTTCCGCGCCGTGCTGTTCGAAATCTTCGGAAAGCGCCGTTAAAAAGGCGTGGCTTAGTCGGTTCTTAACGCCTCGGCCGCGTCCGCCTTGGCCTTTCGCAAAGGTCATGCTGCCCCCTCGACCAGGGCTCGCTTACCGAGCTGGCTGACATAGCTTTTGACGCCATCGGGGCTACCGACTTCGGTCCACTCCCGCGCGTTGATGACTGCGCCCTGGATGGCCGATCTCGGGCCTACGATGCCGCCCCGGTACCGTCGAGTGTCTTGGGGGCTTTGCGTCGCTGTACGGCCATTTGTGTAACGTAACTCTTGAAATTCCCCAATGTTTTCAATGGGGGTTTTGGCCTGTTTTGCAGAGGGTCGGATGTCTCGATGCGTGGCGGTGCGGCACCGTGACGAACAGAACCGCTGACGGGGACCGCCCTTGAGTTTCGCGCGTGCGAACGGTTCGCCGCAACGCTGGCAATTAATTGAAGGCATAGTTTCTCCTGCTCGGCTCTCGGCCAAGCGGTTCGGGTCTGATTGTCGGGGTGTTAGCCGGTGATAAAAATTTGCTTACTGCAGATATCGATTTTGCAGTACGTCAAAGGCAATATGCCCTCGATCGTAGAGGTCGCCGACCAATCTATCGAACTCTGAATCAGTGAGGCGTGCCTCTTGCCGGATATCGGCCCGGTCGAAGACTGGAGAAAGCAGACCGCAGCCGACTATCGCGACCAGCTTGTCGTTTGTGTCATCCATTCTCCTTCTCCAGCAACGCTAGGGCGCACTTACAAGCGCAGCGGCCGTACATCAAACGCAGGTTCAATCTGTGCCATTCCAAGGGCTGCAGTGGCGATGCCGCCTTTTCAGCGAGCGCTACTTTCTCGATGTACTCCTCGCCTGCGGCGCAAGCTTGAGTGAGTTGGTTTTTTAGTTGGTCCGCGAGGGAGGAGACCTCCGTAGAGGCCTCCTTTTGCGGCTGTTTGGCCAACGGCTTCATGATTATTCCTTGGAGTCGAGCGGCGCTGAGAATCCGTCGTTGCGTTTCCAGCTCGGATCAACTTTCTTGCTAATATCGACGGGCTTGGGATAGTCGCGGCCGCTCTCGTCCTTTTTTAGTTTGTCCTTGCCCATGTCGGCACTGCCTTGGGGGCCGTTCCAGTCGGCATCGTTTCTTGCAACCATATCGTTTTCCTTTTCAGTATTATCGGCAGTCTTTGCGGCGTCTGCCATAAGCCGTAGCAACTTCTTCGTTTCAGCGAGTTCGTTTTGCGCACGCCTTATCTGCGTCTCGCGGTCCTTTTCGCGACGGGCGACCACGCTTTGAATTTCGACGGGCAATTGAGTGAAGACTTGCTTCTCGTCCTTGGTCCATGAGCGTGGTGGCTCGATGGTCGAGGCCGCCGTAGTGGTCCTGACAAGCGGCGTGGCTATTGGATTTGCAAGCGAGGCCGCGATATGAAGAGCTTCGATTGCTGACAACGTTGCACTTATCTTTTCTTTCGGCACGCCCAAATCTTGCTGATACTGCGCGAATGCGGCAACACAGGCGGGCTTAGCCGGTAACGCTCGCACGCGAGAACCTTCACACCATTTTAAAAATGGCAGCAGAATCTGCTGTGCCTCGGGCGGCACCGCAGGGGGCGGGGGAAAGCAAGCAGCTATCGCGGCTTCGTTTTGGTCTAGCTCTTTCGCGTTGATGTGCGCGATGGCGTCTGCGAGGGCTGCCATTTATCGGCCGGCCTTTAAGAGGGCTTCATGTGTGCGGGACATTTCTTGCCGAAGCCGCATCAGGTCGCTCTTGGCACGCAGTGTCGTTCCATCCTCCGCGGCCAAGGCGGCATCAATGTCGTTAAGCGCCTGCATCCGGTCCTCCGGTGTGCTCAAAGCCATGCGATACTGCTGTGTCACCGAGAAGGTATCGAAATCGGGTTCATCGTGTTGGCTCCAGCCTTGCCGCCGTGCCCAGTGTTTGATGGCGGGATGCCTCATGTGTTTTCTCCTAAGTTTCGGTATTGATAAAAAATGCTCAGCCAATCAGCGCATTCGGGATTGGTCTCGGCAAATTTGGTGATGAACTCGCGGCGACCTTCGGGCGTCAGGCCCAAAAATGTCGAGGCAAGCTCGGTCAATTGCTCGCGATACTCGTTCATTGCTTGGCCGCGCGTCTGGCAATCAGCAATGCCGCTGCGGATTTCGGCGAGGGATTGGCGCGGAATTTGGCCATTGCCGCATCGACTTCATCGTTAGCATGGTGATTTCGGCCGACTCCGGGCCTTTGTACGGGCGGAACGTCACGATGAACCTTGCTCGCGGCAGATTCCTGGGCGAGCTTGGTCTTGATTAGGTCAAAGATCATTCGCTGGGTTGAGCTTGACCGGAGCGCAGGATTGGTTTGAACCGCCTCAGCCAACGCCTTAGCGTCGATATCATAATATTGCGCCAACACGCGTTTGCCGTTTTCCAATACGGCCCTTTTGGTCTCCATGGGCTCGCTTGCGACGGCTTGCTCAAAGCGGTCGTCTTCAGCCTTGGCGTACTGCTCAAACCGCGCAGCCTGAATCTTCTGCTGTGCTTGTTCGGCCTCAACACTCGCGGCGTGTAACGGCTTCACCCGACCCAACTGAAGTTCGATTTGTTGGGCCTTTGCCGGATCAACTTTACTAATCGCAGCGAGCGCATGGGGTATCTGCTCCGAAGTTAGCGAAGCAAGTTCCGGATAATTGCTGAGTAGAGATGCGGCAGTGATCTGGGCCGCTGCACGCGCTGCCTGCGCATATTGCCCACGGGCTTGCTCTGCTGCCTGCACCTCGGCTTCTAGGGCTGCCCTTATTTTTGGGTTTTGCAATGCCTGCGCGATTTCGGCGTCGATGCCATCGGGTTGCGTGGGCTGCTGGGCCTGCGCTTGGTCTTGGTCGGGCTGCGCTTGGGGCGGGTTGGCTGCGTAGGCGCGCGCAGTATCAATGGCCGCAGCAACATCAGCTTGCGGGGTTTGCTGTAGGCTCGCCTCATAATTCCGCATCATTTCAACGTCACGAGCTGCACGCTCGGCGCTGACGGTTTGGTTTTCGGGTATCGGTTCGCCGGCTTTCTCGCCGCTTAGCCACTGATACTTTCGCTCCAACGGCTCGGGCTCGGGCTGACGGGATTGCGTGAGGTCTTTCGCAGCGGAATGCAGGCCATCTTGGTCTGCGTCGTAGGTTTTTTTCTTGGGCTCTTCGGTCGATGCGGCGTAAGAATCCGCCATCGGCTCGTAGGCCGTCGGTGCTGGCGTGTCCGCGACTTGCTCGGGGACGGGGGAATTGATTTCGGTTTCGGCTGACATGGTCACTTCTTTCTGTTATCGGCGCGAATTTCATCAACGACGCGGGCGAGGTCGGCGTAGTGCGCTGCTTCAGCGGCGCGTTCTTCAGCGGCGGATTTCTGCGCTGACAATATGGCTTCGCGCCGCGACTGCGTAAGCTCGGCGGCGGCCGCATACAGGCCGGCGCGGTCACAATCGAGGTGTGTCGCGGGATCGTCTTCCTCACGGGGCAAAGGCAATTCGATTCCCCGACCCTTTGCAACGTGCGGAGCAGCCGGTTCCCATTGCAGCGGCGGCAGAGGCTTCTCGCCACGAACTTTTGCGAGCGCGGCAGCGGCAG